ACTTTTAAATGGAGATTGGATGAAAAGTAAAATAAATTTTAAAAATATTAAATCTTACATACAAGGTAATACAAGACTCTTGATAGAAAACTATGGACCTGATTTTTTAAAATCTCCATGGTGGATTCAAGAACAAATAGTAATCAGACCTGAATTAGCTCATAAGAAATGTATTGAAGATAAAGAGTGTTTTCATTGTGGATGTAGCATACCGGGTAAATTTTATTCTAATACAGGATGTGATTTAGGATGCTATCCTGAAATAATGAGTGAAACTGAATGGTTACAATTTAAAAAAATCAAAATAAAGAATAATCTTAAAAATATTAATTGGCAACAAATTCAACAAATGATGGAAATAGATAAACAAAATAATCATGAAGTATGGGTTAAAAATTTAGGTGAATTTAAAACTGATACTGTAAATAATCGTACTATTGAAATATTCAATTCATTTAGTGAAGATTTTGAAATCAATGTATTATCACCATCATGTCCTTGTATGACAATATCAAGCTATCCAAATTCTATATCTACAAACGAAGTAGGTAAAATACAAATTTCAATTGACACAAAAGATAAGTCAGTAAAAGAGTACACTAATTATATTGATATTAGATACAATAAAATTAAAAGGATTAGATTTGAAATAAAATACACGGTTATATGAAAGAACTTTTAAATGAATCTGAAATAATGCCTTACGACGGTAATTTGACAATGAGTGAATTAGAAAGTTGGTGTAAAGAGATATTCTACAAAAGCATGTTCAATGAGTACAAAGCTTGTATTAAATTGTTAAAAAATATTTCTAAAAAAGAAAGAGAGTCGTTAAATTATTTATGCGATAATTATGAGTTTGATCTTTTAATTGAATTAATAGAAAATTATAAATAATGGGTTTAATATATAAAAATAAAGAAGGAGTGTATACCCCAAATGGAGATATCTCATCTATCGATCATAACGAAATGTTTAAGGTATTATTCTTAGAAGGTATTTTACAAAATAAAGTATTTTTTAGCGATAGTAATACTTCTGATGAAGATAGAATGTCAATATCTGACTTAATACAATCTGGAGAATATGAACTAGCTAATATGTTATGGGACGGTATTTCAAATGAACAACAAGATTAAAATAAACTAAAAACTAATAAAATGAGTAAACAATTAACGCCTATATTTGATACTGGTCACGGAGGTGTGATTAATGGAATGTATCAGACATTGGGTAAAAGAAGTCCAAATTGGCATAAAGGAGTATTATACGAAGGTGCCGCCAATAGATGGATTACAAATAAAGTAATGCAAAGATTAGATTATGAACAACTTCCGTATTATCATATTTCTCCAGAATTCGAAGATAAATCTTTAACTGTACGTGCTAATAGAGCAAATAAGATATATCAACAGAATCGAAATACATATGGTATTAGCGTACATTTTAATGCAGGTGGAGGTACCGGATGGGAGATATTCACAAGTCCAGGAGAAACTAAATCTGATTACATAGCGGATGCCTTTATTGAAGAGTTTAGAAAAGACTTTCCAATGAAAGCAAGATTGGGAGGAACTAAGTTTTTACAAAAAGACAAAGAAGCTGAGTTTTCTATTTTAATGAGAACCAATTGTCCTTTTATTTTACTAGAATTAGGGTTTATGGATAATCCTGTAGACTATGAAAAGATTTGGGATTTAGGTTTTCAAGAGATTATAGTAGATAAGATAGTTGATTCTATCAAACAAGTTAACAAATTATATGGAGTTTAAAACTTAAATTATGAACTTATCTAATCGTTTGTTTCAGGTAATTAATGACGAACCCGTATATTCACCTGTATTGATTAATATTAAATGTTTCAAGGAGTTATATTCTTTAGATAATTCCGAAGATAAACATAAGTACGCTCAACATCTACTGTACATATGGTATACTTGTGATCCTAACTCGCCTTATTTTAACAGTGAGAGTAAATTAGATGATGCGGCTATGGAAGTTTACGGAAGAAAAAAGAAGATTACTAAGGTTCTAGAGAAGTGTATGACTGAATATAAAAAACGTCAATCTACACCTATGATAAGAGCTTATGAGAGAGCAATGCAAGTTACTGATCAAAATACTAATCAGTTAGTAAGTAGTCAAGAATCAATTGAAGAATGGAAAAGATTGATTAAAGATTCTACGGAAACTCTTAAAACACTTGGTAAAAACCCTGAAGAGATAGTTGATAGAATTGAGTTAACTGAACGTATTGCAGATCTTGAATTGAAAATACTTAAGAAGTCGAAAGAAATGGTTTCATTAATTCCATTGATTGATAAGCAGGTTCAATCGCTGTTAGATCTTAAAAAGAAAGTTGACAAAGACAGAATGCAATTAGATAGTGATGATAATAAGGATTCTATTTCTAATTATATTATTGATGAATTTATAGATGGTTATAATAATTAATGTACAAAACTAAACAGGAAATACAAGAGTTACAAGATAAATACGATAAAGGTATTTTAGAACCTACTCCTAAAGAAAAGTTAGTAGTAAATCCTTCTATTGCTTATTTGGTTACTAAAGATGACATTAAAAAATCATTACCTGACCCAGCTGTATTAAAAAGATTAAAGCCTATTTACGGTACACCTAGTAGATTTTCTACTGAGTTAACACCTGTTGACAACCTTAATTGGGATTACTTATACTTTACTAATCCTGATTTATTTTGCCCGGCAGGTAAGGCATTTATGAACAGTGTTAAGGCAACTAAAGGAACCAAAATAAAACCATCATATACAAAGCATTTACCTGGAACTAAAGCATATAAAAAGTTTTGGGAACAAGAGTTTTTAAGAATAATCAAAGGATACGAACCATTAATTAATGGTAAACCTTGTGGCATTAGGATACCAGGTGAGTTTTACTTTTATTTGAATTATGGTTGGATGCAGAAAGTAGAATTTGACGATGAGGGTAATGTAATTAGAGATATGTCAGGCGTTCCTGATTTCCTATCAATGGATTATTATTATTTTAGAGAATTAGAAGCTAGAGAGAATCCTCAAACATATGACTTACCTAGAGAGTATAAGCAGTCAATGTCTGTAACTAAATCTAGACGTAAAGGCTTTTCTTATAAAGCAGGAGCAGGAGCTGTTTGGTGTACAGCATTTAGGAAGAAAGCAAAAGTATTAATTGCATCAGCACAAGGTAAAGATGCTACTTTATGTTTTCAAAAGTCATTAGATATAATTGATCATTTAACTAAATATACTCCATTTGGAAGAAAGAATCCGGGTAGACCTCAAGATAACGGTGGTTGGAAACATGTTACTATGAGTAAAACTCAAGATAGTGGACATTTTACATTTGGACTACTAAATACCAGAACTGGCGAAAGAGCTGGTAGACAATCTGAGATATCAACAGCATCTTTATTTAATAAACCGGATGCAGCTTCAGGTGAAGGTTTAACAAGACTGTATATAGAAGAAAGTGGTAAAATATCTAATCTAGGAGATGCATGGACGTTTTCTTTAGAATCAATGCGTGTAGGATCCGTGTATAGATCAGGTATTGCTATTATGTTTGGTACAGGTGGTAGCATGGTTGCTGATAACGGTAAGAAAGGATCTTCTAAAGACTTTTCATTAATACACTCTAAACCTTATACGGTAGGTGTTGCAAGCTATGATAACATATATGAATATAAACCTAGTCAAAATCAATGTGGTTATTTTGTATCTGATATGTGGTTTAATCCTGGATCTAAAGTTATCATTGATGGTAAAGTATACTTAGGTATTGATAATAAGGGTAATGCTAATTTTTGGGCAGCTGAGATGCATTTGAATAAAGAACGTATTGGTAAGCGACCTCCTATTGGTAAGAAGAAAGCCTACGAAAAGTTTTTAACACAACGTTGTAAAACTCCATCTGAAGCGTTTTTAATTACTCAAGGTAGTAGATTCCAAACTGAAGATTTAATTGAATTACGGACGAATATAGCTACGTCTAAGGGCGGTTTTGAAAGCATTAGAATGCCTGGTGAATTAGTAGAACATAGTAACATTATAGAATTTCTACCCAAACCAACTTTAGAACCATTGACTACTGAAAGTGATAATAGTGACAGAGAAGGTTGTTTGTTGAGATATGAACCACCTATGAAAATTAAAGGTAAAGTTCCAAATGATGCATATATTATATCTGTGGATCCTATTGGTCAAAATACAAGTAATGGAGGTTCTTGCAGTGCCATTATAGTATATAAAACAGGTAAGTATGAATCATGGTTAGGTCCTGAAAAAATTGTTGCTACTTATTTTGGTCGTAAAAAGAATAACCCTCAAGGATATGTTCAAAGATTACTATTAAAACTATCTAAGTATTATAATGCTAAAATAACAGTTGAAAATGACCGTGATGGAGGTATTCCTCAATTCTTTTTGAGAAAAGGTGAAATAGGTAGATTAATGGGTCCTCCTATTACTACTATGGAA